CTTCATTGTTTGTTCCGTGTGCACCTGCATAGTTTGCCAACTGAAACACTCTGTAGTTCTGTTGTTCTGTAGTACCGTTGAGGTCAGCAACATAGTCTGGGTTGTATAGTTCTGAGTGAAGTGCTGCGTTGTTACCTGTTGGTCTGCTTGCACCACGAACACCAGTATCAATTACATAAATGTCAGCACCATCACCATCTTGAGTATAACTAAACTGTCTGTTTAAATATTGCCTGTCTTGTTTTGTAAGTCTATCTAAATGCCAATAGTCATGTAAGTTAATTGTTCCGTATCTATTGGGAGTAACCTGATATCGACCCATACCAGAATGCATACTACAATAGTAGTAGAGGATAGATGGTGTTGATGCACTCATGGATATCTCTACCTGTGCACCAGCTTGACCTGGCGTTCCTGTTGTAGTCACACCTGTAGTATATGCTGCTCCTCCAGTAGTATGTGTACCATCTGGTGTTACAGAAAATACTAATTGATGAGAGGCGTTAGATGAATCGCTTTGGTCGAAAGTATATGTAGCACCTTGTAAGAATCCTGTTTGGTTTGCAAACCTACTATAACTTCCTCCTTGTGTTTGAGAGAACACAAAGAAGTCTGCACCACCAATATTTTGAACTTTTACATATATTGTACCTGTACCAGATCCAGTCAAGTTTCTAGTATTTGCTGTAGTAGTTGTCTCTCCAACAGAATTTAATGTAACACTACCACTTGTAGAGTGTGTTAGTTCTGACTCATATACTGGATTGCATGAGAATTTATCTCCATCCCAAGTTGCTCTCTTTACTACATTCAGAGCTCTCAGTTGATTTAAAATTACGTTTTCATATCTCTCAGGACAATCAAATGTTATGATTGAAAAAGTTCTAAAAGATTCTACAAAGGATAGGTAACCATATAATTTCAAGATCGCTGAAGCAGCTTGATCTAGATTATAGTTATCGCTGACCCTTACTACTACCCTCTTCATCTATTGGTACAATAAGTCCTTCAGATGTATTTATGAAGTTGCGTCAGTTGCTTTTGCTAATAGTCTGTTTATCTCTGGTTCTCTTACAGGAGCAATCATTCGTTCAACTGGTTTTGTAAACTTTAGATCATGCTTCTCATCAAATTCAAACTTAGTTCTAAGGTGAGTTTTGTTTCTTTCCACTATGATATGGTAGGACTTACCATATACATTCTCGGTAAATCCTATTGATATGATCTCTCTACCGTCGTACAAGTCACCTACTTTATAGGGACATGTCTCGTTTGTACCATCAAATATAACTTTATTTTGTCTTGATTCTACGTGTTCTAGTTTCCTAGCATCACTTGACGGGAACGTCTTCCTCTTCATCTTTCTTTAGTGTCATTTGTAGTGCTTCGACTGCACCTTCCAATCTTAATACTTGCTCTTTACGAGTTTCAAGTTGTTTCTCAAGTTCGACAATTGTTGCCTTTTGTTCTTTCAATTGATTGGTGAAGTCTTTCACCATTGTTTCAGCGTCCATGTTTAGGAATGATAAGTGTACTATTTAGTGCAAAAATGCATTGAAGGTTAGTCGGTTTGTTTCCCAACCATCCTGTTTGAAGTATGGCGAATGCCAACATCTACCCTCGTATATTACAAGAGTGTTAAATTCATGTGGAACTACATGATACTTCTCCCAACTTTTAGTTTTATATTTTGATGGGTCAAAATTGACAAAAGCATTTGTTTTGTTAACGACCCTTTCTGTTCTGTAGTTTTTATCTGATGAAATAAACTCTTCATCATATTCTACATGTCTCCAAAATGCAGTACCATTGTCAGTATCCTCCATTTCTTCATCATGATTCAATGATAGCACAGCAGCATAATGTGTGTCATCTGTATGAGGTGTTAAACTACACATCCTACACTTCTCCTGCACCTCATACATTTGAAATGTAAAATGAGAATCTTGTGGATTCTTCATTGCAAGCTTTGATGCTTCAAAATAATTTGACAATATGAATCTAAACTGTGGTAGTAATTGATTAGATACATGTCCTAATCTACAAACATAACCTGGCAAATTAGAAAACTCACCATTCACAGTAGATACATAATCTGCTGCCATAGCATATGCTCTGACTTGTTCTGGGTTAACAAAAAAGTTTTTTATTTTTATAACTCTATTTTTTGCTTTACCTATGTGCAACTGTTCTACATCCCAATCTTTTGGGTGTAATGAATTTAGTATTTTTGGATCAATAAGTTTCATGCGTTTTGAGATGCGTCTCTATTACTACCGAAATAATTTTTTATCAATGTATCTTTTCTTAGAACAAGAACATGTATACCATTCCACCAATGCGTAGGATTTTCAATAACTCCGCTAAGTATCCTCCTCTCAAAGAATATTTCTAATTGGTTTTCTTCTACAAACTGCATTGTTCCTTCAACAACACCATCAAAGTTGGCATCATCAACAACTAGTATAAACTGGTCGTCCATGAAAGGCAACAAATGATTTAGATTATTCATCTGTTCCATCATATCATGATCTGCATCATAAAACAAGATGTTGGGTTTTACATCAAAGTCATCCTCTGTGAGTTCGGAAACTGGTGATTTTATAAAGGCAGCATTACCATTTTCATATCTTTCCCAGTAATTAACAAATACATCATAGGGATTACCACAGTCTTGCCATCTTATATTGTTTGTTAAAGGTTTTACATTTGCTTCTGAGAAATCATCTACACCAAAACATTTGACATTATTATTCATAGTAGCAGCAAAGAATGTGCCACCAACATAAGTTCCAACTTCAAGATATACTGCATCATCATGAGAACAAAGACTATTTAAAAAATGTCTAATCCTATCAGAAGACAAAGACATTGTAGAGGGTTCAAACTGATCGTTATTGAAATTTGAATTTTCTGTCATACCATCGTCAATGGCAGACAATACTCTTTGTACGTAGTCGTTAACTTCTACAGGTCTATCTTGTTTTTTAAGATGAGTGTTAACTACAGTTTCGCAGTAATTACAGTCCCAACAATCAAAACCACAAGTCTTAATTTTTTCTCTCCAGACATCTATAGGTCTTTCTTTTACAGAAAGATCATCCATGTATTTGTTAAAGTCTGAAAACATTACTTCTACGCTATCATTTCCCCACGCAGCAACAATATCCATAGACTCTTTGAGTTTCATGGCATTCTCTCTACCATGCATTTTAAACACATCAATACCTAGATCAAGAAACTCGTTCCAGTCAGATTTCCATGGTGGCAAATTTGCTGCTTTTAAAGCATGAGAGTTATCTTCTATATCCCATTTGGCACAAGAGTTCGTACTAATAGGATCCATAAAGTATTGTGGATTATCTTTAGTTCTAGTGCTATTAAAATGGTAATGTTCATCCATCATAGAACAACCACCCCAACAACCCTCATTGGTTAGAATGGATAATTCTACAGGTTTACCAATAGAAGCACAAAATTCTTTTGCTTTCTTTATCTTTAATAGAGTATCCCTATCACGCATCAAATCTCTATCTAGATTGATGTAATGAAATCCTGCTTCAGCAAGAGAGACTATCTCATTTGCTCTACTTACATTTCTAAGTATTGTATTTTTTATTTTTAAATCTGGAAATTCTTTTTGTAAAATACCTGTAGCAACCCAACTTGTATGAGGTATAGTTACTATCTTTACACCCACATCATATATCTGTCTAAAATTTTTGACAAACAAATCTAAATGTTCTAAATCTGGTCTTACGTAAAGGTTATTAAACGTAGCAGATAATGGAATACCAGTTTGTTGATGTATAGCTTGTGCGTTATAAAATAGTTGAACTGGATCTCCTTGAAAAACATCACCCATCGCATCTTGCACGAAAGGTGGCATTCGACATGTAAAATACAAGTCAACAATATATTCTTTATACCTATTCAACCAAGGAATGAAAACTTCCTCAGCATATCTTGAATCAATCTTTGGGTTTATTGGAAGACTGAAGACGGATTTTTTCTTTGGGGATGTCATGTTTCACTTCAGATAGTTGAGGAGGGTTTTCCTCTGTTTTTAAAATTTCAGAACCATTAATTTGTGGTGGATTAAATACACCACCCTCTAATATATTAGCAACAGATCCACTCATCTGTTGTCTCATCTTTTCTACTCCTGCTCCAATTAGAGCAGAATGATGAACCGCACCTGACAATACTTGAATCTGATCGTCAGGAGGTAGATTCATAATAGAATCCATGTTACCAGTACCAACATGTCCGAAAGAAATCATATCGCAAGCAGCTTGTTTTGCCATACGACTGATCCAGTATTTCTTATCCTCTTCCTCATTGGTATCTAGATAATACTCTATTCCTTTAGATTTGTCTACCATCTCTTCCAACTGACCTGTAAAGTTTGCAATCTCTCTCTTACAAACTGTAACTTTCTGTTCCCAGATAGTTCTGTCATAATGTGCTTTCTCAATCTCAACTTCAATCATCTCCTTATCTAAAGGATCAGTTGCAAGTTTTAATTGTCTATTAAGTTTCTTAATATCAATAGCATTTTTGTCAAGACGATACTGCAACTCCACTCTAGTGTTATCTCTAGACTGTAGTTCTAGCAATGCTTGCTGTACTTTTTTAAATGGTGTTATCTGTGTCCCAACTACAAAATTCTGGTTTTGATATTTGGTCTGCCCACCTTCTAGTTTATACGAAAGTTCTATCCAACTCTTTTCAGAATCCGAAAGTTCCATAAGCTAGTTCTCCGTCAAGTCGTTTTTGATTTTCGTCAATACGTCCTAACTTCTGACCCTGCTTAATCGGCATTCCAACATTCAAGTAATCTTCGTACAAGATGTTCATATCCCACATATTGTCACAGTTCCTAAACTGGGAACGTATTGCATGATATTTGCCTAATAAAGAGGCATAATCTATAAGGTATTTATCATGGTTTTTGAGGATCCTTTTTACAAGTTCCTGCTTTTGCATTCCTCTCGTCATGCATAATATATCTATAAAGGGAGTTTTAGCATCTTCGTTTTCAGTAAACTTTCTTGCTTCTTCAAGTTGATAAACCCAACTCTCAGACTCAACATCACAACAGTTTTTAAAGTTTTTAAATCTTAATTCAAACTCGTGCTCTATCACTAAGATAGCTTGTTTTGTCATATATGATATTGCACGTTGTATCCTTTTAGACGGTGTTTTTTTCTTTCTCTTGACATGCTCCATTTCACCGTCTGCATTCATCTCCACAACATAATCTTTATAGTGTGTCCTAATCTCTCCTTGAAATTTTATAGCATCTTCAAACTCTTTTTCATCCAGTTCAATGTATCTTTTGAAACAAGATTTAACAGTTTCAAATACAAGTTTATTCATCTTAACTGTGGACACATTATGAAAATTATATACAGTTGAATAAGTTGTGGAATGTGGTTTCAAATCTGCAGTTCTTAATACATCCTCATGAATAAGCATGTAGATAAAACCTTCTTTAATATGTTCTTTATCTTTTATAAATTTTCTAGTTTCTAATTCTAGAGGATGTTGTGGTTGATATTTGGGACGTAAAAAATCCTCATCCTCAATCATATGAGATGGGATGTGTTGTTTCCACGCAGTATCTTCGCGTAGTTTTTTCTCGGTTATAAAATTATTCTCCATCTACCTTTTTCTTCAACTCATCAAATTCTTTTCTCAAATCATCATGTTGTTTTTTGAGAATTAGAAATGCTTGGTGACTTGCATAGTCAGGTTGATTAAAATACATCAACTTACCGCTTCCTGTTTTAATGTTGTCTGACATTACTGATACCTCAATCCTGTTACTGCAAATGCTCCAGTCATACATGCACCAGATGACTGACCTAGATGACCTTTGGGTTCTGCTTTAAACCCTAGTACAATATCACCATCAGTAGCGTGCAATCTCTTCCATGTTCTGTTGTTCTGGTATCCACCACCACCTCC